CAATGCTTGGGAGCATTTGGCAACGCTAGAACCTCGCATGTGGATTGAATACAACTATGCAAAAGTATCACAACCAAAGGTAGAGCAAGAGCCTGTGGCAAATAATGCGTGGAAATCTGGTTACGACAACTGCAAAGCCCAATCCGCATGGACTTTAGAAAATGTAAAGCAAGCATGGAAATCTGGTTATTACGCAGCAAAACAAGAAAATGATTGCAAACGAAGCCACCCACATGAGGAAATGAGCAAAGAATGTGAATTGCGTACTGAAATTGCACGATTGACTAATAAATTGGCACAACGTCATTGGATTGGGCTAGATGCCGAAGAAATTAGAAAAACAGACCATCACATGGTTGTAGGCGCTTATCACTATTCATTTAAGCAGGGCGCAAGATGGGCAGAAGAAAAATTAAAGGAACGCAACACATGAGTGGCTGGCGCAAACGTGGTGGTGGCAGGAAATGAACGAGCGCAAGCCAATTGGGTTAACAGTCCCATATCGTGAAGTTGGTCAAAAAGAACCGACCACATTGGCTGCGCTTGAAAACAAAATTAAAGTTCTTGAATTAAGAATCAAACGATTGGAACAACAACATGACAGAACAAGAGATAAGCCCATTCAAAGCCCTTGATTTCATGCGTGACAACGCAGACAAACTTGGCAAACTAAAAGGCCAGATGGTCTATATGCAGGAAAAGCGTAAGACGGTCAAGGCCATCATCATGGCATCGTCTAGCGAACGAACTGAATCAGCCAAAGAAACCTATGCATATTCACATGAGGAATACATCCAGCATCTAGTTGAAATGCGTGATGCTATTGCTGAATACGAAACACTCCGCATATTGGTTGCCGCAGCAGAAGCAAAGATTGCTGTGTGGCGTAGCCTTGAATCATCAGCCCGTTCAGAAGTGAGGTCTACCCAATGATACGCATCAAGTTGTCACCAAGCGAGATTACGATCTGCAACTATGTCGCCAAATACCGCGACTATGAGACAAGCAAAAACGCCAAGGAACGTATCCAAAGCAAAAAGCAAAATGCTTTGGAATTGCTTACTTACGGAACTATTGCGGAATACGCAGTTTCAAAATACTTAAATTTGCACTTTGATTTGAATTGTGATTTCAGAAAGTTTGGCGCAGACCTTGTAACATCAACGGGCAAAACAATTGATGTGAAATGCTCGCAGCGCCAAGGGGGGAACCTTAACGCTGTCGATTGGTCAGCAAATAAGCCTTGTGACTTTTTTGTTTTGACCGAAATTCATCCACTTCACGTTGCGATTGTTGGATGGATTGATCGTATGTCTTTTTTGACAGATGAGAACAAACGGGATGTTGGGAACGGACCTTTTTATTCGGTTCCTCAATCAAAATTGGTAGCATTTAATGAACTCAAGGACAAGGAAGCATTATGATGAGGTCGCGAATCTTGGCTGTATCCTCTGCCTTTTTCTCAAATTTGGACCAACCCCTTGCGAAATTCACCACATTCGCCGTTTTGGAGGGAGACGTGACAACGCACCCGTCATTGGACTTTGTACTGAACATCACCGAGGTAACACGGGTGTGCATGGCCTCGGAGCAAAAGGGTTTGAAAAGCGATACGGAATCAGCCAAGAATTCTTGTTAGAACTAACGACTTTGATGTTAGCAAAAGAAGACAATCTGCATTAAACAATTTTCTTGCCGTTTTGCAAATCAGAAATTGATAATCCGCTTGTGTATTGGCAATGGGCTAATTCTGGAAAAGTCTTCCAATCACCCGCCCATTCCAATCCTACTTTTTTAGCAATAGCACCGCATCGTTTAAAGGTTGCCAAATCATTCCATTGCGCTTTGCCATTCACGATTGGCACAAAATCAAAAGCACATTTCCAGTTGTGAAATGATTGACCGCCTTTGGCATTGGTAACAATCTTTCCTTTGGTGGTTCTGCCTTGGTCATACAAAGCGTTTTGGCTTTCAATATCTCGGTAAGTGCTGGTAATCAAAATATCAATCTTTTGATTGGCACAATCAGCAATAAACGCTTGAGCCAATGTTTTGACCTTTGGCAACAGATCATCAAGATTGCGGCTGTTAATCATTTGGCTTGCCGCGAATAGAACAGAGTACGGTCCCCAAACAAATAAAATCCGATGCAACTAGCAAAGTTATCAACGCCTTCAGAGCCTTGATTGTTCATCTTAAGGTAAGCCCACGTCCCCAACACAATGATGGCAACAACAGGGCGCATAAGCCGCACAACAGCCTCTACCCAAGGATATGAGGGATTGCTACCACCTGCTTCATTAATCGCCTTGAACATATCAAGGTCAATCTGCTTCATCTTGGCGTAGTCGTCAATTGATGCAGGTTTAAATTGATCGGGTGCAACGTAACGAGAAATTAACGATTTGCCTAAATCAACGGCAAGCGGGCCAAGCGCAGCAAAGATAGTTAGCGGGTCCATTTAATTATTTCAATCCGTGATTGTGGGCGTAATCCCAAATTAAGTAACCAATAAATGAAAAAAGACCGCCAATAGCCATAACGATCAGGCTACCAACGGTCTTTTCAATAACAGCATCCCGAAATTTAATTTTTCGGGCTTCTGCGGCAATGGCTAAACGAACCCACTGCAATTCTTCTTCAGAGAGTTGAGGGGTTAGATGTGACTCTTTCAGAGCAGTCGCTATGTCCGCTACTAAGGTTAGCCGTTCCTCTGGTGTCATTTTTGCCCTCAATCAGTTGCTTGTTTGCCAATAAGCGTGAATCATTAGGAGCGAATTTTAACGCCTCATTGATATGGAACAAAGCACTTTCTTTAAGACCAAGATGCCATGCGCTAATACTTGCAAGGTCGTGCGGCTTTTCAGTCCAGACAGATGGGTCCATCGTGTATACCAAAGCCTTGTCTTTGATTTCTAGCGCCTTGCAAGACGCAAAATAACACTGAGTCCAATCATGGCGCATATACGAAAGCATTGCCAACTCAACCCAAGGCTCACGAGTATTAGGTGCTTCAGCCGCAGCCAAACGATACCATTTCTCTGCTTCATAATAATTTCCAAGATTTTCATAGGACTTGCCAAGTAACCGCATTGCGTAACAACGCTCATTGACCCAATTGGCCTCTGGCATACGCAAATAGTTATTTAGCGCGTCAATGGCCTCATTCCAGCGGTGATAGAACGTTAGTTCACGGGCATGATAAAACGCATTGCGAGGGCAGCGTGGGTCTTCCTTGATGGCAAGTTCAAGCAATGGCATATATTGCCCACGGCTCTTTGTGTTGTCAGGGTGGTGACTGACCAAAAGCATATCTGTGTGTGCGTATACCTCGTTAGTCCTGCCATCAGGTCGTGGGTATTCGTGAACAGGGTGATGCCAATGGTATCCGTGGCGGTGATGAATTTTCTCGTAAAAGAACGAAATGCCACAACCCCAATCAAATTTGTATCGCAATCGGGTTGTGTCTTCACGCCATACCCGTTCAATTTCCTCGCGCCAGCCGGGTTCCATGACTTCATCAAGGTCAAGGCTAATACACACATCATAGTCGCGTGGAATCAACGCAAGGGCAGCGTCACGGGCTTTGTCAAAGCGCCAAGGGCTAATACAGATTTCGTGAACAACAGCACCGCAACTAATTGCTAATGCTTGTGTGTTATCGGTTGAACCTGTATCAGCAATCAGAATCATGTCTGCATCTTTGGCAGATTCACAAAACCGATGCACAAACTGTTCTTCGTTTTTGCTGATTGCATAAACTGCAATTTTTAATGTCATATCTTGTTTTCCTTTTGTTTATTCAGGCCAAATTACTTCCCAAGGGAAACCAGCCTGAGTTGGTACATCGCGTAAAGCCTGTCTAATAATAGCAGCAGGGCCGCTAATTGTGTCGGGAATGTCTTTCCCTTGTGTCCAATCAAGTTTGGCTAATCTTTGGTCACGTTGTTCACGGATTGATGCAGCCTGTTGCTCATCTACAACGGCTTTAACTTCATCAGAAAAATCAACAGTTTTCCACTTGGTAAACCATTGACCATTGATTTGCTCAACGCCATCACGCACAACGCCTTGATAGCGAGTGGCCGTTGGAACGGGTCCGTCTAAAACCACATCAGCATCAACAGCATTTAGGATTTCTGTTGTCAAGATTTTGGGGAAAGAGGTAGTTGGATGCAATTGGCGAAACTCGCCCTCATACATAACTTGACCTGTTGAACGAATACGAATTTCCATAATGTTTCCTTATGCGATTGCAAGATATGTTGAACGTTACGCCACCGCAAACGCTATGTAAGAAACTCCGTTAGTGTTAACGCCAGCAAGGACGGATTCATTAACGGCAAAACCACCTGTTACAGAAGTAACAGACCCAAGAGTAGCAGATTCTGCGGCTGTACTGTTCAAGAACAAATATGGATCGGTCAATGTAGTCATGCCGCGTGCCGCGTCATAGACGTACCACCCACCTGTAGTGCTGGTTGCCTTCAACAAGACAAATCGCGCTCCACCTGCAAACCCACAGTTAATTGTTTGAGTTGTCCCATTGCCAGTAAAATTTGTCACTTTGGAAACACCGGGGCAGGTTGCAAATAGGTAGGCTACAGCAGTTCCAGAACCGCCAGTAATAGATGATAAATTAACTGTAGTTGATGTAGCAGACCAGCCTACGCCAGCAGTCAAAGCATTATCAGTATTCAAACGTAAATATTTATTTAAATCAACATTTGAAAAAGTTATCCAATTTGAAGTGCCGCTTCTTTTCTTGTAAATAACTAATTCTGGAACCACAGTTAAATTGTGAGGAAGTGCGGATACTGGCGCTGTTGCTTCGTCAAAACATATCTCATCAAAGAATGATGGGGCGCGTCTGAACATCCAAGATTGATATGTGGATAAAACGACTGAACTGTTATACCAACCATTCTGATAATCAAAAGTTGC